TTGCTGAGGAGCCGCTTCTCCTTCTCACCAGAGGTGGCCTTCATGATGATGCCGCGCCACTGGTTCAGGGCGCTCACGAGCGAGCCGAGGCTGTCCGGGCTGCCCATCGCGGAGCGGAACTCGGTGCGCTGGTAGCCGGCGGCCTGTCCGAAGCGGCTGATGGTGAGGTCGCCCATGGCTTCCTTGCGGGCCTGCTTCTGTGCGTCGGTCAGGCCGCCCTTTGCGAACCGCGGCAGCCGGTCAGCGTTGATCAGCTCTAGCAGGCGGCGGTGCTTGGCCGTCTGGCGGGCGTTCACGATGAACTCGGTGTTGGAGCTCCGTACGACGTTGCCGGAGCCCAGCATGGTGATGATGTCGTCTGAGGTGCCCGTCCCTGGGCCCTGCACATACCCGCCGTCGGGGTATGCCTGGACGTCTCCGCCGGACGCATACCCGCGGACCTTGCCACCTGAGGCGTACCGTCCCGAGGCGCCGAGGAACGAGGCTCCGTCCTTGCGCTTGTGAGAGGTAACCGTGACGACATAGGTCGTGGCGGTCTTGCCGTCGAGGTTGTTCAGCGCCGTACTGACGCCGCCGATCGCGCCGAGCGACTGCCCGTTCGCGGTGTATACCTTCGTCCGGCCGTCCTTGAGCTGCTTGGTTTTCAGCCCGACGGCCTCCAGCGCGGCGATCGCTGCCGCGTTCAGGGTGTCGACCTTGATGCTCTTCGCCCCTGGCGTCTTCTTGATCTCGGCCTGCACGTCCTTCAGCCCGGAGATCGCTTCTTCCTGCTCCAGCCGGTACATGGTCTTGATGTCGCTCGGGATGCCGATGAGGCTGTTGACCAGCTCTTCTGCCGCACTCTTGCTGCCCAGCGCGGCCGTAGCGAGCTCCAGCATCTTGGAGCGCATCTCTTCGGACTTCTTGCTCGTCGACCCCAGTGACTCGCCTGCAGCCAGCGCCGACTCGACCATCTCGTCATGTGCCTTGGCCGCCTGCGACAATGCATCGCGGTTCGCTTGACCAGCCTTCGTGTCCTCGTCCAAGGTGGCGCCGTTCTTCTTGAACGACTCGGCGAGGGTGTCGAGGGACTTCCCGAACGCGGTCTGTGCGTCGAACGCAGATCGGTTCACGTCGTTCAACGCGAGAATCGACGCGCGGAGCCCGTCCGCAGCCTGCTTCTGCCCGTCCAGCTTCGCCGACGTGTCCAGGGCAGCCTGCCCGAAGATGCCCATCGAGTCGGCGACCAGGTCCTGCTCCAACGCCATGTCAGCGAGGAAGGACTTGTAACCGCCCATCTGCTTGGTGAACTCGGCAGCCGACCCGCCCCCGGCCACGTACTCGTCCCGAAGCCGCTTGAACGCCGCCGCAGCAAGATCGGCCTTCCCGCCGCGGGCCAGGTTCGTCAGACCCTCATCGATCCCGTCGAGCCGCTCCCGGGCCTCCTTCCACGGCGTGGAGTCCGCCATGCCCAGCGAGAGGACCTTCACGATCCCGTTCTGAATGTTGTCCACAGTCGACGGATCAGTGATGTTCCGGACCGACTCATACAGCCCGTCCAGGTCCTGCCCGAACAGGCGGGCCGCCTCACCCGACACCTTGCCCGTACGGCCCAACTGGCCCAGGCTCGTGGTCAGCTTGTCGACATTGGGGGGCGCCTCCCGGCCGATGTCGCCGAGCTTCCCGAACGCCACCACCACCGCAGCAATCGCACCCACCACGATGCTGGCCTTCGCCGCCGTACCCAACGACAGGAACGCCGCCCGCAGCCCGGCCAAACCGCCGCCAGCCCTCGACGCCGCGCCCCGCAACGCGCCGATCCGGGTACCCAGCGCCGCAATTCCGGCCGATGCCGCCGCAGCGCCCGCACCCGCGAGCGTCACCAGCTTCAACCCGACCGCGAGCTGCATGACCGTCGCCACCAGCTCCGGCGGCAGCGCGGCCACCAGACCAGCCGCAGCGTTCACCAAAGTGAGCATCCCCGGCCCGGCCTCCGCCGCCGCCTCTACCAGCGTGGTGACAGCACTCCCGATGCTCGACAGCGTCTCCCGAACCGCGGGCCCGTTCTGCTCGGCGTAGTCCATGAACGCCTGCACAGGGCCGGACGTCTCTCCATCCGACAAGACGCGCGCGAAGTGGATGATCCCGTCGACTGCTTCCTTCAGGGACCGGTTCGCGAACATGGAGACCCGGTCGGCGAACGCGTCGAAGCCAGGTGAGGCCATCGCGCCGCCCGCGACGTCCATGAGGCGCTCCACCTGGGTGGAGGTGCCCTTCACCATGGGCGTCAACTTCGGCAGGGCCTGCCCCAGCAGCGTGAAGCTCTTCTCGACCGGCGCCATCGTGAACTTCGCCGTCGAGTCCGACCACTCCCGGAACGTGTCCTTCAGCGTGCCCAGCGCCACCGACGCGCGGGCCGTGGCCTGCGGCATGCTCGCCAGCCCCGCCTGTACCGCGCGCTGCGCGTCGGCGGCCTGCTTGCTGCCGCGCCCATGCTTGGCGACTGCGTCGGTGTATTTCTTCTGAGCATCAGACGCCTCCGACAGGCTGGAGACCTGCCCGGCCACCGCCACCCCGAAAGCGGTCAGAGCCACCCCGGCCCCGGCCGCCTTCACCGCCACCGCCCCCGCGGAGACGGCCATCTTCGCCATGACCGGGACCGCGGCCGTCGCCAGCGGAATCAGCGATCCCTTCACCCCGCCCAAGGATCGGGTCACGCCGTTCATCGCCCCGGACATCAGCCGGCCCTCGGATACGAACCGGCCGGACATGTCCCGCAGTCGGCCCTGGGTGTCGCGGAGTGCTCGCACCGCTTGGCCGTTGTCGGCGCGGATTGTGATCGTTACGTCGTCGCCAGCCACTCGTCTTCACCTCCTTCCAGGGTGTCGGGCTCGTCGTCGGGGGTGCCGAGGGCTTCGATGGCCAGCAGGCGCAGGAGGAGGGTGTCCTCTTGCATGAGCGTGGTGAGGGTGTAGCCGGGGAACTGGCGGAGCAGGCCGAGGACCTGGCGGGCGTGGGCTAGCTGGCTTGGCTCTCGGACAAGGGAGCCATCGGAATTGCGGGCGCCGGGGAGGTTTCTCCAGAGGTGGAGTTGCCGGGCAAAGGGTCAGCGTCGTGCACCCCCATGAGCGCCTGCACGTAAGCGTTGTTGAGGGCCAGGATCAGGCTCTTGTCCGCCTTCTCCATCGCCTCTTCGGTGGGAGGCAGGGGCTCGCCCTGATAGGTGAGGTTCCACGAGATGAGCGACTTGAAGAACCGGGCGAGAGTCTGGGCGTTGTCTTCACCGTCGCCGCCGTCCATGCCAGTGGCCTGCATGTATTCGCCGATGGCCATGCCCCGCACTTCCGCTTCGGCGCCGTAGTATTTGTGGCCCGGCTCGAAGCGGACGAGGACGGGGACGGGTGCTGCCTCGAATCCCACGGCCGCACCTCCAATCTGTGTTGTTGCAGGTCAGGCCCAGGTCGGTACAACGCCCGATGCGAGCTGGAACGGGACACTCCATGTGAACTCGCCGGACTGTGCGCGGGTCTGCGCGTAGTCGGTGAGGATCACCTCGTTCGCGAGGGTCTGGCCCGAGATGGTGATTGTCATCGTCCGTTCCACGCTGGTGGATGAGACGGTCTTGAAGACGTCGTGTGCGAGGTTGCTGCCGTCGTCGAAGCCGCCCGCGCACGTGCCTGAGAAGTCCGCGAGGAGCAGCAGACGCGCCATCGCCGACTCCGCCAGGGTCGTGATGTCCTGCACACCGCGCGGCATCGTCCAGTCCAGGTTGAACGTGCTGGAACGAAGATCCCTGGCATTTCCTCCCGAATCGTCAATGCTGAATGCCGTCCAGCCCAACCCGCTCTCAATGGCCACAGGTCAGCCCTCCTTTGCCGCGGGGGTCAGCGGGCGCTGCCCTCCGTCGTTGTCTGGTTCAGCAACCCACGTCGGCTCGCGGTCGGGGTCGACGTACAGGGAGCCGAACATCTTGCGGACGCCGTCGCGGCCCACCCACTCCTCGTGGAACAGCACCGGCGCCTGGATCGACTGGCCCGCGCACGTCACCTTCACCACGCGGATCTGGTCGCCGCCGTCGGCCAGCGCGCACAGTCGTTGGGACGGCCCGATCAGCGTGATCTCGAACCCCTTCGGGCCAAGATGGCGCCGCTGTGCGCCGCTGCCGTCGTACCAGTCGGCGTAGACGAGTGAGGGTGTGCCGACCTTGAGGTCATCGCAATCGTCGGTGTAGTCCTGGCCGTAGATCTCCAGCCGCCACGGCGGCTTCGTCTCCGTCATCGCGTCAGCCCTTCGCCCGCTCGTCCAGCAGGCGGCCCATGTGCTGCTGCACGTGCTCCACCCAGTCCGCCGCCCGCGCGTGCACCCGCACCTTGCCCACCTGCGCCCGGTAGTCCCCGCCCCTGACGAGGTACTTCTCCGGCATCGTCTGGTGGTCCTCGTAGCACCGCTGGTATGGCTCGAACCTGAACACCGTCAGACCGACCGCGGTCTTCTTCTCCTTGAAGGTGCGCCGGGACCCGCGAATGAACGCCGCCTGCGACTTGCCCAGCTGGGTCGACTCATCGATGACCGACTCCCAGCCCTCACGCCAGCGACGGCAACCCACCCGCTCGCAGACGGTCTTCACCCGCTTGTCCGGGCGCGACTTCACCGACCACGTCTGATACGCCTCCACCGGCATACGCGGATCCCTGGGACGGAACGGAGCGCCCATCAGAACGTCACCGCCGTGACGTTGACGTTCACGGCGACCGCAAACACCAGCGACGTGAACCCACCCGAAGTCGTCGTCACCGCCCGCACATACCGTTTGATCTCCGTCCCCGCAGCGACCTCAATG